ATGGAATACCTAAAGCACCACAAGCTCTAAATCCGGACGGAACTGCTAAAAACGCACAAGACATAGACAAAAATTTAATGGGCGGCAAAACTATTAAAAGGTGATTAGTGACAAATTTATTAATAACCTTTGGTTGCAGTTGGACATGGGGTGTTGGAATTTTTTATGAAGATGGTATGTCTTCAAAAGAGTATTTTGACCATCCTGTTGTTTATAAGCCTGAAGGAACTTTCAGACAAATACTATCAGAAAAATGGAAATGTAAAAATTTAAACTTTTCTACCGGTGCTAGTAGTAATCAAAAACAATTTAGATATGCCAAACATTTTTTTGCAAGCGATGAATTTCTTAAATTAAAAAAAGAATATAAAAACATCACAGTTTTATGGGGCATTACATCTACTGCTAGAAATGAAATATGGGATTTTAAAAATAAAGATTTACAAAATTTAATCTTTACTAATCCAGGTAATAATCAATATACTTTTACTGTAAAAGAATGGACTAGATATTTCTATAATCACGAAAACGAAGTTTTTACACTTGCAAAAGATATGAATTTTTTTAACAGTTATTTTGAATCATTAGGTATAAAAAATTATTGGTTTGATACTTTTAATCATCACGATTATAGTAAAGAACATCCCGCTTTAAAATTTCAAGCAACAAATGAAAAACATCAAAATGAAGATAATTGGCACAAGCTAGAAAATGATGTTATTTTAAACGAAATAAAATTAAAAAGTTTAAAATCATCGAATAACATAAAAAATATGTTATTTGATAATCAACAACCTAGAGATTTGTGCAGTTTATTGTGTAAAGAATATAATATAGATTATATAGATAATAATTATCATACAAGTTCATTTTCGGAAGATAGTAATAGAATAAAGTTTTTAGTCAATAATAATATACTTAATCCACACAGCTATCATCCTACAAAATTAGGTCATCAAACTATTGCTAATTTAATACATAAAGAAATAAATACATTATAACAGGAGTTTAATATGTCTTTGCAATTCAAACATGGTTCTTATACCACTAAAAACTTTGACATGTGTGCAGATGCTGTAAAAGAATTTAACAAGGCTGCAAAAGATGAAAAAGTTGATAAACAAAAAATGCTTAAGGCTGCTAGAGCAGTTGACAAATACTTAGGTATGGAAAAGAAAGCAAAAGAAAAGGGTAGTGCAACAAATGCCCAATTAGATTCATTTATGAATGCTGTAGAAGATGCAAAGACAGCAATCTCAGATGCAGGATTAAAGGGGCACACTTATCACAAGTGGCATGTAGCAGATATGAAAAAATACGCAAAAGAAGAAGTTAAAGAAGGTTTAGGCGACATGGCGCACATGGCTGAAAAAGACCATGAGGTGCAAATGGCTCGTGCAGACCTGTACAAAATAGCAAAATATTCAATTAAATTACACGAAATGTTAAAAGGTGTTTCAGAAGCCGAAGGCTTAGAAGGTTGGGTACAATCAAAAATTACTAAAGCAGCAGACTATTTAGGTTCAGTATATCATCATTTAGATTACGAACAAGTAACTGGCGAGTTAGGAGAAGGCAAGTCGCCTCATAAAAAAGGCACTAAAGCATACAAGAAACATATGGCAGCAATGCATGCTGAAAGTGCGAACGATCCTTACAAAGCAAAACTACGTGCTAAGTTAGCTGAAAAAACAAACGAAAGAAGCCTAACCAAAGGCGAAGAAGGCAAGCGTGAAAAGTATGTTAAAGGTATGAAAAAAGCCAAAGGCGACTTTAAAGACCGTTACGGTAAAGACGCAGAAGCAGTAATGTACGCAACAGCAACTAAGATGGCGAAGAAATAATGGATTACCATAAACTACAACAACAACTATTTGAAATGGATCCTAGTGATCCTAGAGAAGATTTAGCAAAATTGCAACAGGCTGCACAAGGCGGCGGAATTGATAATGTTGCTCCTATTAAAAATTATCTAGAAGAAAGTGTTGTAGTCGAAGAAGGATCAATACCATTAGGCATAGACAGTATTGCAGATTTTGCTGCATTAGCAGGTGTTAAACTAGAAGAAGGCGAACGCTGGGATAGATTTAAAGCAGCAGCAAAACATGGTGTAGATAATTATAACACTGTCAAAGCATTACGACCAAATCTAGATAAAAATAAAATTAAAAAACCAGGCGAAGAACCAGCAGATAGTACTGATAAAAAGAAGTTTTCTACTAAAAAACCAAATATAAATCAAGATAAAGTAGAAGCACTTGAGGCTAGAGTTGCATACTTAGAAAGTGTTATAGAAACTTTAATAGAAGCAGACGATCGTAAAATTAAACCACGTGATCCTAACGCACAAACACTAAACGATTTACGTAAGAGTGGTGCAATGGGCGCACATAAAGATAAAAAGAAACTAGCAAAACAAGGCTACTCAAAACACAAAGGCAAATCACAATATGAATCTATCAAAGACGAGCTATGGGCACGTTTAAATGAATTTAATAAATCTTAGACCAAAATTTACTGACTCACCTTATCTAACAAACCCAATCCGGCAACTAGACGCAGAAACATTACCCTTACGTGACTTTGATAAGGACGGTTACGAAGTTCCTGCACCTTTAGAACTAGCATATTATCACACAAACAATGTAATTATGAATACTAAAATACAGTATCATATTGCACCTGTACAAGAATGGTTCACAGATACTGAAAACAGTGAACACGGCTTAGTATTAGATCACTGTATGATACTAACACGCTATGCACTTGCAGGAGAAGCAAGAGAACAATTAGAAGAAGTAGCAAAGAACCGTCCCATTGTAAACAAACTATTAAGTATTAAACCTAAATACGGTATAGATTTTTCACTTGACTACGTAACACATGATGTTATAATGGAAGTAATTCATATAGAGCAAGACTTTACTACTCTAGAAGAAGCAAACGCTGCAAAAGAACGACTAGAACACATAATTGATACTACAGATTGGTATCAAGGTGTTATAGATCTACAAAGCAGAAAACACGAATGGGAAAATTTGTCAAGCGATGATCACTCAGACTACAAAGCACAATTTTTCGGTTGGCACAGAGCGTTTGACAACAAAAAAGTATTTTAATTTTTGGAACCTAATTTGAGCGTACCTGATCTAGAAAGAGCAGTCGTTGAAGTGTTTGGTGGCTGTAATTATAAGTGTCAAATGTGTCCACAGACTACCGGAAGAGGTAAAGAGTGGACACGGAAGATGCCAATAGATATGTTTATTAATATATTAGACCAACTTCCTGGTAAACCTGTTATTAACTTAGAAGGGTCGGGTGAGCCTACTATGGCAAAAGACTTGCCTAATTATATTGAAGAATGTACTAAGCGAGGATTTCCTAGCTTTATGTACAGCAACGGTAGTTTTTTTAGTGGTCATTTTATGCAAGAGTGTATTGATGCAGGCTTAAGATTTGCTAGATTTAGTTGTATAGGTTATAACAAAGACAAGTATAAACAATGGATGGCCGTAGATAACTTTGAGTTGTTAAAAACAAACATAATAAAAGCCAAAGAATACATCAAGGAAACTAATAGTAAATGTGTAGTTAGTAGTTATCATCTAATATTAGATAATAATCAAGTTGACTATGAAATCGATCAATATAGAAATAATTTTATTGGCCCTACAGGTACAATAGGTTATATATGGAAAATGCACAACTGGAGCGGAAACTATCAACCTTTATATCTACGTGATCCTAGTAAGCGTAGAACTTGTGGCCGGCCATTTGCTCCTGAAATTACAATACGTAGTGGAGGTAACGGAGGATTAAAAGGTGCAGTTACGCCTTGCTGTCAAACAATGGGTCCTCCAAATGAAACTTTAAGTGTACTAGGTCATGTACAAAATCAAACCATAGAAGAAATATGGTATAGCGACGAATACAATAAACTTCGCAAAGCACATGAAATGAAAGATTTTGATAGTATTGATTATTGTAAAAATTGTGACTTTTTATACGATGATCCAGAAGTACTTGTTTGGTCAAATGATAAACAAGCAAGCACAGATTACATGCTTGGAACAAAATTTAGTCTAAAAGAGTACATGAATTAACATGAGAACTCTTGAATTTTTTGAAACAGATATAGATACTATAAACAAACATTTCTATTCTCGCAGCCCTTCTAATATTTTAGAACACTGTGTAAATAAAGTATTTGCTAATGGTAAAACGGTGGATACTAAGACTCGTAAATATAGAGAAATTAATCATATAAATGCTTTTTATGAATTGCAAAAAGAATTATCTTCTGGTAAAAAACTAGAAGATCCTCTTTGTTTAAGTTATTGGAGTACTAATGTACATCAACTTACTGTCGGAAAAGCAAGAATGGCACTAACTGAAGTATATAAACTTCCTGTTGTGCTAATTGTAGACAATTTTTCCGGCAAGAAATTTGCAAAAAAATTTAATTTAAAAAGAATAGAATACGACACAACTAATTTTATAAGATGGGAAGCAAGTATTCAACATTTTAAAAATAAACCTTGGTTTAGAAATTTAGAAAAGCAATACAGAGATATAGATCTAATACAGTTTTTAGCTGATAGAGATAATTATCAAAGACCTACAAGCACTATATTTCATTTAGATAATGATAAAGTGTATTGTGAAAATGAAAAATTTTTAGAAAAGAAAAATAACAAATGGTTTTTTTCAAATTTAACTTGACAAAAAGAAAAACACATTGTATACTAATATAAAATATATACTATAAGGAGATAAAAATGGGATCTCGTACCTACGGCGCTGAAGAAAAAGCAAAACTAGAACGACTAGTAAAAGAAGGTGTAACTGTATTACAAGAAGTAGAAGATTTAAACACAGGCTTAAAAGAAACTGTAAAGGCTGTTGCAGAAGAACTTGATATTAAACCTAGTCTTATTAACAAGGCAATTAAAATTGCACAGAAACGTGACTGGGATTCACACGCAGATGCGTATGACGATCTCGAAACTCTTATCACTACGTTAGGGTATGATAAATGATAGAATCTGATGTTGAAAAGTTTGAAGATTTTATTGAGGTATACCACAACGTAGTATCTCCAGAATTTTGTAACGATACTATTGCACATTATAATGCATTAGAACGAACAAGACGTGCATATTCTAGACAAGAATCTGAAGGTGCTGCTTATACTGATAAAACAGGCGGAATAGCATTTCTAACTGATGATCCAAATTTACAAAATTTTGATGTAACAGGCGAGATTTTATATCAATTTCACAATGCTAGTGCAGAATGTTTTAAACATTATGCAGAAAAGTTTGGTATTCTTTCACAACATCAACTTACTATGAATCATAATGTACAATTACAAAAAACGCCTAGAACAGGCGGCTATCATATTTGGCATTTTGAAAACAGTGGCGGCGGGAGTCATAAAAGAGCATTGTTTGTACAACTTTATCTTAACACGATTGACGAAGGTGGCGAAACGGAATTCTTATACCAAAGTAAACGTATTCCGGCTGTTCAAGGAAGTATGTTGATATGTCCTGCTGGTTTTACACATACACACAGAGGAAATCCTCCTCTAAAAGGAAACAAGTTTACAATTAATTCATGGGTAGAATTTACTTAATGCAAAAGCCTTATCAATGGTTAGCTTGGTTTAGTACAGCAGCATTGTTATCAGCAGCTCTGTTAGCTGCTTTTAACATCTACCCTTTGTATATATACGCATTTATTGTTAGTAATAGTCTATGGACACTAATAGGTATTTTGTGGAAAGAAAAAAGTTTAGTCGTAATGAATACCGGACTAACTATAATATATGTAGCAGGATTAGTGCTATAATCGCCCAAGAGGCAAGTAGATGGTTAAGTTGGCCATAAGCAACGAAGGAGAAAATTGAATGCCATACGTTGATGCGATGTTTGATCGTGATCAAGATATTATCCGTGTCGTAGAACGCCGTGACAGCAAAAGACACTATCAAGAATATCAAGCAAAATATACATTTTATTATGAAGATCCTAGAGGCAAGTACAAGAGCGTGTATGGTGATCCGCTTACACGAATTGTTTGTAAAAATACAAAAGACTTTCGCAAAGAAGTTGCTATTAACAAAAGCAAAAACTTGTTTGAAAGTGACATCAATCCAATCTTCCAATGTTTAAGTGAACACTATCTCAATCAAGATGCTCCTAAACTAAACATTGCGTTCTTTGATATCGAGACGGACTTTGATCCAGAGCGTGGGTTTGCTGATCCAGCAGACCCATTTATGCCCATTACATCTATAAGTGTATACTTACAGTGGATGGAAACAATGGTATGTCTTGCTGTTCCACCCAAAACACTCACAATGGAGCAGGCAAAAGTAGAACTTGAAGGTATTGACAACGTAATGTTGTTTGAACGTGAAGGTGATATGATTGACACGTTTTTAACGCTAATTGAAGATGCTGATATTTTGTCAGGTTGGAACAGTGAAGGTTATGATATTCCGTACACTGTAAACAGAACAAGCCGTGTGTTATCTAAAGATGACACAAGACGTTTTTGTTTGTGGGGACAGTTGCCTAAGAAGCGTGAATATGAAAAATACGGGAAGCAAGCAGTTACATTTGATCTAGTAGGTCGTGTACACTTAGACTCATTAGAACTATATCGCAAGTACACATATGAAGAACGTCACTCATATCGCTTGGATGCAATTGGTGAAATTGAAGTAGGCGAAAACAAAGTGCCATATGAAGGCACACTGGATCAGTTGTACAACAATGACTTCCGCAAGTTTATTGAATATAACATTCAAGATACTGCACTACTTGACAAACTAGACAAGAAGCTACGTTTTATTGATCTAAGCAATAGCATTGCACACGAAAACACTGTGCTACTACAAACAACAATGGGTGCTGTTGCTGTTACAGAGCAAGGTATTATTAACGAAGCACACAATAGAGACTTGCGTGTACCCAATCGTCCAAAACGTGATGACACAGAAAGCACACAAGCAGCAGGTGCATATGTTGCGTTTCCTAAAAAAGGTTTGCACAAGTATATTGGTTCAATGGATTTGAATTCACTGTATCCATCAGTAATTCGTGCATTGAATATGGCTCCGGAAACTATTATAGGACAGATACGTCCTGAGATTACAGATGCTCGTGTACATGAAGATATGACACTAAAGAAAAAGTCATTTGCAGGTAGTTGGGAAGGACGCTTTAATGTTGAAGAATACGACATAGTTATGGAGAAGCGCAAAGATGTTGCACTTACAATTGACTGGGAAGATGGACGTTCAGACGTACTAAGTGGTGCAGAAATTTATCAACTTATTTTTGACAGTCAAATGCCATGGATGTTGAGTGCAAATGGCACAATCTTTACAACAGAGTTTGAAGGTGTTATTCCAGGTATTCTAAAGCGTTGGTATGCAGAACGTAAAGAACTACAAAAGAAACTTAAAAAAGCCAAAGACGCAGGTCTTGATGCGGAAATTGAGTATTGGGACAAACGACAATTGGTTAAGAAAATTAATCTTAACAGTCTATATGGTGCTATTCTTAATCCTGGTTGTCGATTTTTTGATAAACGCATTGGCCAGTCTACTACACTAACAGGTAGACAAATTGTTAAGCATATGAGTGCAGAAGTTAACAAAGTTATTACAGGCGAATATGATCATGTAGGCAAAAGTGTTATCTATGGCGATACTGATTCTGTGTATTTTAGTGCATGGCCTGCTCTCAAAGATGATGTAGAATCAGGCAAACTTGACTTTAACATTGACAAGTGTATTGCACTATATGACCAAGTGTGTGAACAAGCAAACACAACATTTCCAGACTTTATGGTGCGAGCATTTCACTGTCCAAAAACAAGAAGTGATGTTATTGCCGCAGGTAGAGAAATTGTTGCACAGAGTGGACTGTATATTACTAAGAAGCGTTATGCGGCATTGGTAATTGATAATGAAGGATTCCGCACAGACGGTGACGGCAAGCCAGGCAAAGTAAAAGCAATGGGCTTGGATCTGCGTAGATCAGATACTCCTGTGTTTATGCAGAAGTTCTTGAGTGAACTTCTGCTAATGGTGCTTACTGATGTCCCGCAAGAAGATGTGCTACAGCGTATCACAGAATTCCGCAAAGAGTTTGAACAGCGTCCGGGATTTGAAAAGGGTTCGCCAAAACGTGCTAATAAAATTGGACATTATCAGCGTCTTGAAGAAAAGCAAGGCAAAGCAAATATGCCTGGACACGTAAGAGCAAGTATCAACTGGAACACACTCAAGCGTATGAATGGTGACAAATACTCGCAAGAGATTGTAGATGGTATGAAAGTTATTGTTTGTAAACTCAAACCAAATCCACTAGGTTATACTAGTGTTGCCTATCCAACAGATGAACTACGTTTGCCAGAGTGGTTCAAAGAACTTCCGTTTGATGATGCAGCAATGGCAGAAACAATTATTGATAACAAACTAGACAACTTGATCGGTGTGCTAAATTATCCTCTAGAAGATACAAAGCAACACAACACCTTCTCAAGTTTATTTGATTTTGGAGACTAGTGTGACTAAAAGAATACATTCACATGAAATTGGTAAATGTACAAAAGTTTATAATAACGCTCTAGTACATATTCCAAAAAATGCATCTACTCTTTTACGAAATTGGTGTCGAAAACAGACAGATACTAATATAAGCGATTCTAATTATTTAGATTTTGAAGTTGACAAATATTATGTACTTATACGAGATCCTTTTGATAGATGGGTAAGCGGAGTAACAGAGTATTATTATAGAAACAAATTTCAAATAGAACATATATTAGATCGTATAGAAATGATAGAATTTGACGAGCATACTACTCCACAAAATCAATTTTTAAATTTTGATTATACTAAAAATACTGTTTTTGTACCTATGGATAGAAAGGGAATAGGTTATTTAAATAATAAATTTTTAAAATATCCTCATCATCCTGTAAACAAATATAATTCTAAAAGTAGCATAAGAAAAATAAAATTTAAAAATTTATTGCTAAAAAAAATACAAGAACAGCCTAGTTTAAAAGATAAAGTAATAGAATTTTATAAACAAGACTATGAAATTATAGAAAATTACTTTGATAGGATTTCTATCTTATGACAGAACACGAACAAATGATAAAAGACGAGTACAAAGAGGCATCTAGAGAAAATCGTGCGTCTCAGCTTGCGGCAGAATTGTCAAAAGAACGTAAACGTCTTAAACAAGAGCTTGCAGAACTACAACACGAAGTTGAAGATCTAACACCTACAACACCTACTGGTACAGTAGACTGGTATGTAAAATGGGCAAGTATGGTACTTGCTGTAATAGGTGTATTTTCAATTAGTGCAGGATTTACTATGTATGGACAAATAGCATATATTCTTAGTTCAATAGGCTGGGTATTTGTAGGTATGCAATGGAGTGATAGAGCAATTATGATAGGATCTAGTATTAGCGGCACAGCAGTTGCTATGAATCTAGTCCAAGGACTAACATTATGAAAATAAAAGTAGAAGTAGAATTTGATACAGAAAAAACACAAGACGAAGAACTAATGCAAAAGCTATTAGAACTTCTTGAAGAATTAAGGGAGCAGTTAGAATGAAAGTAGGATTTACTTGTTCAACTTTTGATTTGCTACACGCAGGTCATGTACAAATGTTACGAGAAGCAAAAGATCAGTGTGATTATTTAATATGTGGATTACAAGTAGATCCAAACTTAGATAGATCTGAGAAGAACTCTCCTATACAAACTATTGTTGAACGCTATACTCAACTAAAAGCAGTGGCATATGTAGACGAAATAATTCCCTATGCTACTGAAAAAGATCTAGAAGATATCTTGACAATGTATCATATTGATGTTAGAATATTAGGAGAAGAGTATAGAGATAAAACGTTTACCGGTAGAGCTATATGTGCTAAACGTGGAATTGAACTATATTTTAATAAACGTGATCATAGATTTTCATCTAGCGATCTAAGAGCAAGAGTTGCAGAAAGACATACACATGGGAATGAATCCAGTCGGCAGAAAACTAAGTGACGAAGATCAAAAATTAGTTGATGAGTATTTAAAAAAAGGTGGGACTATTAAAAAAGGTGTAAGTGGTCGACGAACCGAAGATATTGAATTTAAAAACGGATTTTACGGTAAACGTAAAAAACAAAGTAAGGCAAAGCAATGACTGAAGGACCATTTAAAAGTGCATTTGATGCAGACACTAACGGGGTAGTGCGTCGTGAGATTGTAACCTATCGTATGAAGAACGGTATGATGATTAAAGAAAGTGCATGTCGTGACTATTATAAATCAGGAGACTATCATGACAGCCAAAGCACAATGCCATTAGCGGATAGATAAAATGTGGACACTTTGGATTGTTAGTAGTATTATTGATAGTACAGAACCTAAATACACTCGATACGCACAGTTTGAGACTGCTATGAGTTGTCATATTGAACAAGCTGTATTAGAAGCGAACTTTACACAAGGCGAGGTTGCATTTTGCGATTATGAATAAATTTATATTTGATGTAGACGGAACACTTACTCCAAGTAGAGGAAAGATAGATAAAGAATTTGCAGCATGGTTTGAGCATTTTGCAACACATAATGCTTGCTATTTTGTAACCGGATCTGATAAGATAAAAACAGTTGAGCAAATAGGTTTACCGATTTATAATCTCGCTATTAGAGTCTATAATTGCAACGGTAATGATGTTTGGGAACAGAACGTAAATGTTCGTACAAATGAATGGATACTACCTGAAGATGCACATGCATATTTGAGTGACGAACTTTGTGCAAGTGCATTTCCTTTGCGTACAGGATTACACTTTGAGCATCGTCCAGGTATGTGTAATTTTAGTGTTGTAGGTCGCAATGCTACGCAGGAACAACGTGCAGAGTATGTAACTTGGGATAAAGATTTTGGCGAACGTGTTTATATTGCTCAAAACTTTAACCAACTATTTCCAAAGCTCGAAGCAAAAGTAGGTGGCGAAACAGGAATTGATATTGCACCAAAAGGAGCAGACAAAAGTCAAATTTTAAATGACTTTGATAAAGATGATGTTATTGTGTTCTTTGGCGATGCAATGCACCAAAACGGTAACGATTATCCATTAGCACAGGCTAATATAAAAGGAGAAAATTATCATGTGCAAGATTGGAAAGACACATGGAGGAAATTAAATGAAAATTTTAATAACAGGTCATAAAGGATTTATAGGCACACAGCTTTGTAAGTTCTTAAAAGACTACGATATTATAGGTCTTGATGTAAAAGAACATGAAGATCAAGATATACTAACTTGCGAATTACCTGATGTAGATATGGTTATACACCTTGCTGGCATAGGCGGTGTTAGAGAAAGCATGGACAATCCAAAACGTTATTGGTATAACAATGTAGAAGGCACAAAACGTATACTAGAAAGATATAAAAATATTCGTGTATTAGTTGCTGGATCCAGTTCGCAATACGAACCACATCTTAATCCTTATGCTGCAAGCAAAAATATAATAGAATACATTCCTCACTCTAATGTTTGTTTTATGCGATTTCATACTGTTTACGGTGATGTTCCTAGAGCAAATATGTTTTTTGACAAACTGTTAAACAATAAGCTTGAATATGTTACTAATCATGAAAGAGATTTTATACACATAGAAGATTTGTGCAATGCTATTGGAATGATTATGAACGACAATAGAATACAAGGTCCTATTGATATTGGCACCGGAACTTGTGTAAAAATTTCAAATATAAGACCAGATTTGCCTATTCGCCTAAATACACCGGGGGAAAGACAAAGGACACAAGCTAATATTATGAAATTGTCAAGTTTAGGATTTAAACCAAAACACACTGTAAAAGAATTTTTAAAAAATAAAGGTTTCTTGTATGAAGAAATTTGATGCAGTTTTGTTAGTTGATTGTTGGACTCCGAATTTTTGGAAAGATGAAGTTAGAGCAAGAAACCAAAGAAAGTTTCATAGTAATCTTTTATCTTTTTTAAGAACACAAGAATTTGATCAAGTGTTATTTGCAACAAAAGGATTACCTCGGATTATAACTGATCCTCGTTTAAAATATAAAGTACATAGCAAAACAAAATCTAATAGAGCATTACATGTTGAAGATGTTGTTTCATATTATGATTTATATAAAAATTTGCAAGATAAAAGTAATATACTTTTTGGCGGTGCAGCATGGAAAATGTGTGTTCACGGAAATCATATAGGATTGTATGAATTAATGGATGAAAAAAATCTTACAATTCTTTCACATCCTTCTATGGTAGATAGTTTTATTGACGACGAAGAGCCTGTTACTAAACAAGACTTTGAAAATGATTGGATGATTAAATGGTTCGAACGCGGCGATGGTTTTTATCATGCCAGTCATAGAAAGCATATAACAAAGTCTTTTAGAAAAATTGATGTTGACAAAACATAAAAAATGTAATATAATAAATTAAATCAATGGAGAAATACAAATGAAAGATATTTTACAAGACGTAGTAGCACATACTCATGCACTAGGATTTCTTAGTCTAGTTAAAGTTAGCAACGACGAAGGCACAGCAATTGATTCAATGGCAGAAGACCGTAGTGTTATTTTGTCAGCAGAAACACACTCACCAGTAGCAGAGTTTGTAGGCACATTTGGTATGCCTAACCTAGACAAACTAGCACTACATTTAAAAAACCCAGAGTACAAAGACAATGCTAAAATTGATGTTGTACAAGCAGAACGCAATGGCGAAACTGTTCCAACACACATTCACTTTGAAAATGCAGCTGGCGACTTCCAAAATGATTATCGCTTTATGAACAAAGCAATCATTGAAGAAAAACTTAAAACTGTTAAGTTCAAAGGTGCAAGTTGGAATGTAGAATTTCAACCTTCAATGGCAGCAATTGCACGTATGAAACTAATGAGTGCAGCACATTCAGAAGAGCCAACATTTAATGTTAAAACTAAAGATGGCAATCTTGTGTTTAGCTTTGGTGATGCTAGTACACACGCAGGTGAGTTTGTATTCCAACACGGTGTAGAAGGTGCGCTACAACACACCTGGAGTTGGCCAGTAGCACAGGTCCAAAGTATTCTAAGTTTAGACGGCGATTTAACTATGAGTATTTCTGATCAAGGTGCTATGAAGATTAGTGTTAACTCAGGTATGGCAACATACGATTACATCTTACCAGCTCAGAGCAAGTAAATGGGTGAAGTAGCAACAGCAATTAGTATACTAGCTATTATTATAATTGGATTTTATATTATTGCAGTAACAGAGATTAATAAATGAACAAAGACTTAACTGCGTCACAAAATGACTACGCTAGATTTCTCCCAGCACTAAGTGGCTTTTATGCTACTTATGTGGGCAAACAGCGTTATGTCGAATATGTAGATAAGTCACGTATCCCTTCAAACTTTACACACGGTGTAGAGAGTTTAAACTATCTTAACAAACAAGAAGGTCAATTCCAGTACCAGTGGACACTTTACTCTGCAGGACACGCTGAACTTGATGTTAACAAACACTCACCTAAAGAAGATATGGTGCGTAACAGAGATAGATCTAACTCTTGGATACTAGGCGACTCAGGTGGTTTCCAGATTGGTAAAGGCGTATGGGAAGGTGACTGGAAGAATCCTAACTGTCCTAAAGCACAAAAGAAAAGAGAACAAGTTCTCCGTTGGATGGATGCTTATATGGACTATGGGATGATTCTTGATATTCCTGCTTGGGTATGTCGTTCACCTGCGGGTAGAGAAGCTACTGGTATTACTAGTTATATGGAAGCTGTTGAAGGCACATACATTAACAATGATTATTGGATTGCTAATCGCACAGGTGCTTGTAAGTTCTTAAACGTACTGCAAGGCGAGAATCATGCTGAAGCAGACGACTGGTACGATCGCATGAAGAAGTACTGTGATCCTAAGCAATATCCAGACAATCACTTTAATGGTTGGGCAATGGGCGGACAGAACATGTGTGATGTACACTTAGTTCTTAAACGTATTGTAACCATGCACTTTGACGGCTTACTAGAGAAAGGCATTCACGATGTAATGCACTTCCTAGGTACTTCAAAACTAGAGTGGGCCTGCTTGCTTACTGACATTCAACGTGCAGTACGGAAAAACTATAATGAAAACTTTACTATTACTTTTGACTGTGCTAGTCCTTTCTTGGCAACCGCGAATGGACAAATCTACATTCAGAACGAGACTGAAGACAGAAGCAAATGGACGTATCGTATGGTGCCGTCAGTTGACGATAAGAAATATGCTACAGATCAACGCTTGTTTAGAGAC